AGGCCAGCAAATGAGTACTGCCGATGATTTTACTGTGTTTCGCAGGGTTGCTGGAGATAAAATTGCGGAACTTACTGAACGCGCCGAGAAAGCAGAGCGCGAGCTTGCCGCTAAGGATAAAGAGCTTGCCGACCTACGCGCCGAGCGTTTGCGTAATGAAACCTTCTGGCTTGGGTTTCTGCAAGACGAACTGGCGGCACAACAGAAAGCCAACAAATGAAACGAACACCATTAAAACGAATCTCTAAGAAAAGACAAAATGCGCTCACCATTTATCGGAAACTTAAAAAAGAATATATTCTTGAACACGACACTTGTGAGGTGCGTGGATGTTCTCATCCTGCTTGTGATATTCACCATCGTTTATCCCTTGGTCGCGGCGGTGGTTTTCTTGAGCCAACTAATTTTATGGCTATATGCCGTTTACATCACATCCAAATCCATAACAATCCTCGCTGGGCGGAAGCTGAACATTACTTATTAAAATAATTCTATGAATACAACAGACATCAACACAATCGTTAGCTCATACGTCGATATGCTCAAAGATGGGCAAATTGACCTCCAAGACGCTTATGAGAACGGCGACCACAAAACTTATTTCTCTGCTATTGAGCGTCACTTGAAGCTCACAGAGGCTATCGACACAGGCTTAATGGCTACGCAAAAGATTAAAGCTCTTAGCGAATGAAGGTTGAGTTTACAGGAGACAAGGGCTGTTATTTCGTGGATAGTACTGATAGTACTACGAGGCACAAAGTGGATATTCTAGCCCTGCGCGGAAAGGATATGCGCTGCAACGGCCAATGTTCCTGTAGAGATTTTGAGACTAGATGTTCTCCTGAGTGGGCTAAAAGCGGCACTATAGTAGAGCGTGATGAACCTAATTACACACGCTGTAAGCACATCACGGCTGTTATCTACGCTATAGGGAATAGGTACGCAGACCACATGAGCATCCAATGAAGCCACCTAAAACTCATTGCAATGGCACATGGACTACCGCCAGATTCTTTGGGTTTATACGCTCCGCGCTACGCAGAACATGGACTCGTTGGCCTGAGCAATATCGGGCTAGGCATATGGCTCGCCGCCCATACAAGGGCAAGAACAAGCTCCAGAAGTGGGAGTTTCTATGCGCCGAGTGTCAAGAGTGGTTTATGGCTAAGAACACTCAAGTACATCATAAAATAGAGTGTGGTACGCTCAAAAACTTTAATGACATAGCTGGATTCACTGAGCGTCTACTATGTCCAGCAGAAGATTTAATGGTACTTTGTAAGAAGTGCCACCAACAGAAACATCACCCAAAAGTTAAATGACACATACACTAAAACGCTTATTCTGGGACATAGAGACATCCCCTAACGTAGTACTATCATGGCGCGTAGGCTACGACCTAAACATTGCACAAGACAACATCATCAAGGAACGAGCCATCATCTGTATTGGGTATAAATGGGAGCATGAAAACAAATCTTATATCTTAACATGGGATAAGAACCAATGCGACAAAGCCATGCTTAAGAAGTTTCTGGAAGTGGCTGCCGAAGCTGATGAGATGGTGGCGCACAACGGAGACAAGTTTGACATTAAGTGGTTTAAGACCCGCTGCATCTTTCACGACCTTCCATTTGAACCCTATAAGACAGTGGATACGCTCAAGTGGGCTAGAAGCCAATTCCTATTCAACTCTAATAAGATGGACTATTTGGCTAGGTACTTAGGCTTAGGGGCCAAGATTAAAACAGAATTTGGGCTATGGAAGGACATTTGTCTACACAACAGTCCAAAGGCCATGAAGTTGATGACAGACTACTGTAAACACGACGTAGTGATACTAGAGAAGGTGTGGAAGCGTCTATCTGACCTTATGGCTGCCAAGACCCATGCTGGCGTAATGCTGGGGCATGAGAGATGGACTTGCCCGCATGATGGTAGCCGAAACATCATCACCTATGGCACATCTATCTCGGCCAAGGGAACCAAGAGCTACAAGATGAAATGCAAGGACTGCGGCCATTACTACAGCATCACGGAGAGCGTGCATAGCGAGTATGTAGCCTACAAAGCGGAGAAGAAGAAAAAATGAACGGCAAAGGAGACAGACCACGCCCTGTAGACCTAGAGAAGTATGCGGCTAATTATGATGCCATCTTTAGAAAACCAACACTTAAACCAGAAAAAGTTAATACTTGTTTCAGTCCCGGAAGACTCTATTCACTTTTTAAGAAGAAAAAATGACAACAGAAACCGACAAACTCAAAGCCATTATTAATGCTGTAAAAGCTTATCCGTACATTCCACGCGGATTACTTGAACTTATTGAACAAATGGAGAAAACACCATGAGCGACCTAAATCTGCATAATTTCTACGACACTAATAACAATAGCATAGAACAGCTTAAATCCATAGGCTTTCCTGTAGTGGCTCCTTGGTGGTCTGACACTCTAAAGATTACGTCTGGATGCAAGGACTTCACTGTCCTCGCAGAGCATATTTGGGGCGGCCAAGAGGACTGTGTAGACATTAACAACAAAGCCAGCATCATCACTGTGCATTGCGATGCTTGGCATCCTCAAGGCAAGTATCTTGCCACAATCAAAGGAGGATCGCGTTGCATCAATTTACACGGCAACGTAATGTCACACGGCTCTGAGGTGGACGTAGATATTGGAAATTGGAGCGACCAAAGCGATGAACCAACCAAGGAAGTTGTTCTTGGCCTTTACAGCAAGACAGGAAAACCTATTGTAGTGCGGGTGTTAAATGGCACAACACCAATTTTTATTACAGAAACAGGGCCATACGTCTATGCGTTTCCTAAGCCTGACACTTGGTATCACAAGTGCTGCGTATGGATGTTTCTTACCAGTTTGCGGTTGTGGAAGAAACTGGCTAAATAGCTATTGTTTATTAACCTGCTGGTCGTCAGAGTCTTGTTGTAATGCAAGCTTTACAGCAATAGCATTGACTGGACTCGTTGAGATAAACTTATCAATTCCATATCCAGCAGCCGCAAATTTTGGGGCTGTGTTTGGATTGAGGTATAGCGTGTGCAACATATTATAACGCTTATCTTTTATCATTTCTAAAACCTGACCCAATGAGCCATACCCAGAAATATCGCCAACTGTGCCTATTTTCCCTCTTATTTGGTCAGTGACTCCTTTTGATGCAGAACCACCAGATAACAAAAATCGTCTATCAACAATCTTCTGCATAGGGTCAATAAAGTTTTGTCTTAACAGCTTCATTGAATCCTCTCCAACGATAGCTTCAAACGTCTTTAGTTTACGTTGAGCATCTGGATTATTGCTGCCAAAAAAGTCTACAATCTTGTTAATATTTGCGCGATTATTTGCACCATCAGCGGCAGACCCAAAATCCTGCATAATACCATTGAGAGTGCCGCGCTTAAGTATCTCTGCATCTGCACTCCTGCCTTTTGCTCGTAATGCAGTCATAAGGCCAGATGCTGTCTCAGAATCAAGAGATTGTATTCTATCTATCCAATCACGATTGCCAGCAGGGTCACTAGAGAGTTTAACTCTTGTTCCATCCATGAAGACAACCAATGGGTCTTTAGATGCTGCTTCATAAGCATTAAATGCCTCGCGCTCTGTCATCTTAGCTTCTTTAGATAAACGCATAAGCCTAGCAGTTTTATTGCCTGCTTTTTGCGCCCCACCAGCAATTAAAAAATTTCTGACAGATTGGCGATATTCATGTCTAGCTAAAGAAACCCAAAGACCAAGTGTGTCAATCTCCTCAAGCAGTTTTGGAAACTCAGCAACAGTAATCCCATATTCTGATTTGGCTCCTAATTTTGCCAATAAAGAAATTTGGTCTGTAGAACCCATTCCAAGTCGACCGATAGGATAGCCCTTAGTGGCTAATGACTGCATATCGCTGCTTAATTGGTTAAAATCAATGGCACGAAAATCTGTAAATCCACTACCGCGACCAACCTTTGTAGCTGAATCAAGGAGTGCATGAGATACGCTTTCATGGACACTATTCCTAAACGCATCTGCTGCTTTTAAGGATTGAGCAGCACCGCCCGGTTTCATTTTATCAAATGTTCCGCCAATAATATTAGCATATGCCTCAAGTTCAGAAAGAACACCACTAGCTCCTTGACGTTGAATAAGGCTAACTAAACCAGTGATATCACCATCAGAAATTAAATCCATTGCGCCTGTCTTGCGTGCATGGAATTCAGCGGCTGCCGCAGATTGTGCAGTTTTATATTGTGCAAATTTAGCAGGATTCTTTGCAAGCATAAAAGCATCCGATGCTTCTCTAACTACATTATAATATTTTGCCGCCATTCTGTTAACCGTAACAGGGTCAGAACCGGGTTTTGTTAATTTCTGGGCAAACTTCGCTTGCAATTCACGCATTCCTTCCCTTGGCAGAGTTGTTAATGGCGTTGCTCTATCTCCGCCAAACACTTCACGAATAACCTCTATCATCTCTTTGCGGCCAGCCGTATATTCAAAATCCTGTCCTTTGCCAGTTTTTGAATTAATTAGTTTTTCAATGCCACCAAAATTTACCACTGGATAATTTGGGCCAACATCTGCTCGATTATATAAATCATCAATGGCTGAACTTGTTGCACCTTTTGCTGCTTGTGCCGTTGCTCTTAAATTCTGCATACGAACACCTTCTGCAAGTTTGCCCAAGTCTGGCATACTGCCGCCTAGTTGGATATTAATAGCTCCTTGGTGAAGAAGTTTTGCTTTTTCAACCTCTAATGCTGCTCTCCTTGCTGCGCTAATAAGTTCTGGGGCATTTTCAGCATTCCTAGCCACAGCATCACGAACAGCACCCATAGACTCCTGATAGGCTGCGTTTGCCGCCTTCCATGTATTTTGTGTTTCAGACAACTTGCCAACCATTGCGGTTAGGTCATCAGACAACGCCTTGCTGCTACCCGCTTCTGGGAAGGCCGACATAATAGCTGAGCCAATGTTGGCGTCCATATTAACCAGATTTTCCCTAGCCAATACAGAACCATGGGCTATGCGTGCGGTTTCAAAACCAGTGTATTGTGGTTGAAGCTCAGATAATGTCACTGCGCCACCGAAACGAGACCCAGAAATTTTCTTTCTAGCTTCTTCTGCCGCAACTTGACTTTGGCCGCGACTAGAAAGACCACTTGAAAATATTGATAACCCTGCTGGAATCACAAAGCGCATTAAATTACTTTGCTTGTCGTTCTCTGGGTCATTCTCCATGAAACGTGCTATTTCATTAGTTCCAATAGCCAGTGACGGATTAGCAGCCATCATAAAAGCTGCGCCACCCCTGCTTAAGAATGGGGTAGAACCACGAACTGTAGCACCAGTAATTTTACGCAACGAAAGGTCTTTGCCTTCTAACAATTCAGCCGCACCTTCAGAAAGACCGCTTGTCCCTGCGTTTATCAATGAACTTCTACCAAGCGCGGCAAGATATGCTGGAATACTGGCCAGCATTGTTGGAGGTGCTGTTGCTGCTGCTACGGCCAACGGAACACCGTAACGAATGCCAGTTGCGGCAGCACCAGCCATTTTCTCCATATTAATATCTTCCATTGGCAGACCTGTGCGGGGGTCTGCTAATCTGGGTTTAATTACGTCGCCACCAAGATTGCGATTAAAGTTGTCTTTGTCGGACGGAGCAGGCAAGCCTTTGAATTTCAAAGATTCTTCAGCCAATTTCGCATCAGCAATAGCTAGGGCTTTCTGTTGTTCTAAAGTCATTTTATTTGGATTCTGGGAAAAGAGCTTTAGCTTCTGGTGTCATAACAGACCATTGCTGTGAAGTAACACCCTCTGGCGGGATAGCACTAAAATCAGGCATCATTGCACCCATATCAAATAATTTTTTATATGCACCACTTGCATTGTTTTTCTTAAATTTTTTAATTGCCCGCATCTGAATATCTCGTCGAATCTGAGTGAGTCGTTGCAGTGTTTCTGGTGTAAAATCTTTTGTTCCAGTAAATGACTGTCTTAAAAACTCGCGTTCTGCTGGTGTATCCATTCCCTTAGCTCCAATACCAAGTGCGCTAATCATCGGAAATACGTCAGAACCCAATAGAGACTCAAGGAGTTGTGTATTAGACACTGTCTTACCAGCTTTTATATCATTAGAAAATTGCGCTCTTAATCTATTAGCGTTCTGGATATACTCTGCGCCAATACCAGTGGTAATGTTACCTGATTTAATTAACCCTTGGATTTCGTCTAGTTTGGCAATAGCTTCAGGAGCATCTTTTGCAGCTCTGTATTCACCTAACATATCCTGACCAAGGCCCTCTCCTACAACTTTTTCAAGGGCGCTTCCACCCATATTGATTACGGTCTGCGCCCTGCCTGCTTGTGCAGCTTGGAATTGATAATTAGAATCTTCAGTTGGAGTTGGTAATCTTCCTGTTTCTGCTATGTGTTTGGTTCTTAAACCTTGATATATGTCAACATACTGTGTTGGTTGTTTAGCAACTGGGTTTAATTTACCAAAAGCCGTAGCATCTGCAAGAGTACCTTGAGAACCAGCCAATCCAGTTTGAGCCTTAACATGAGCAAGATTAGCAAAATATGAAGCCACTTTTTCATTAACATTATATCCAGCGGCGCGGATAGCTTCCAATGGGTCTTTTACTTTACCAGCAGCTATAGCAGCTAATCCAACACCAATAGATTCTTGTGCTACACGAGTCTGTTCTTGGTCGTTTCTAGCAGCTACTAAATTAAGGTTTCGCAATGCTACCTCTGGTGCTTTCTGAACCCTATCCTCTAAAGCTGATATTTCAGCATATCCAGATTTTAATGTTCCTATAGAACCGCCACCCCATTTAGGCACAGCTGCTTTATATTTCTCATATTCTTCTTTGCTAACTGGCGCAACTCCGCCAAATTCTTCTGGATGTTCAGCAAATCTTTGCATAGCCGCACCAATGCGAGTCATTTTGCTTTCAATACCAGTAGAATACATATCTCTTTCTTCTTTCTTTTTAGTATATTCTTGAATTCCTTTTCCAACCTCTTGCCCAAGATTAGCCAAGCCCTGCCCAATCATTTGGCTGCCTTGTGCGGCCATCTGTGCGCCAGCCAATGACCCCCTAAGAATAGGGCTGTAGTCGATTGCGCCGAGCTGTGGGTTAATGCCTTGTTCAAAAGTTGCCATGTTATGTTAGATTAAGTTGGTTTTAGGTGCGGCAAATTATTAGCCAAACAATCCTTTAATGCCGCCGCCGCCGATAGCACTACCAAGACCACCAAGCGCACCACCAATCATAGCACCACGGGCCTGTGCCTGCGCTCCCGCAAAACCAGCCTGTGAGCCATAGATGTTGGCGTTGTAATTGCTCAGATTGGCGTTCTGGCCCAAGGCCAAGTTAATACCCGCATTAGGGTCAAATAGCTGCGGCCCTTGCTGACCAGCCATACCTTGAGCAAATTGTGTCTGCGCCATGCCTAATTGCGCCGCATTTGACGGCCTGCCAAGGATGGCTTGGAAAGGGTCAGCCGAGGTCATACGATTGGCGTTAAACGCCATTTGCGCGGCATTTACGGCCTCTTGACGACGTTGCCCCATAGCAGCCTCACGATTCATTATCTCAGCTGCTATTGTAGACGTATCGCCTACGCGCCCACGCGCCTGCCCGTACAGGCGAGCCTGCTGTTCAGCATTACGTTGAGCCTCTGGGGATAGACGACCAGCCGCCCCAGCACTCTGTAGGGCATATTGATTCATGCCTTGCAGCAAGGCTTTCTGATAGGGGTCAGCGTTACGCAGGGCTTCTGTGGCTCTGCCGCCGTATTGTTCTACGTCTGCAATGTCCCGCATCCTCTGCTGAGAGAGAGCGTCCATCTGCATCTGATTGGCTTGCTGGGTAGCTTGGGCGTTAAGATCTAGCACACCCTTTTGGCCGCCGCCGCCCATTAAATATGTATTTAGGTCAGCTAGGTTAAGTGCCGCATACTGAGGACGATACATCTGCTCGCTCTGCAATATCTGATTCTGCAAGGCTGGGTCAGCCATGCTCCGCATATAATCGAGCGCAGACTTGCCGGGGTCGATAGGAGTGGGGGCTGCTGGAGCCTGTGGCATTGAAACTTTAGAACCCATGATAGATAGTATTAAATGTTAGTAGAGAACGGTTTTATTTGCATGGGCAACACCATATGGATTCTGCTGCATAGGCTGCTGTGCATAGCCGCCATATCCAGCTACAGGTTGCTGTTGAATCTGTGGCACTTGATAATTGGGGACAGCTTGGGGAACTTCATAGCTTTGTGCGGGAGGCATGGATTGCTCATATCCCTGCGCCACTTGCCCGCCGCCATACCCCTGCATTTGGGGATTATTCATAGCAACACCATTAGGCATCATATGCGACCCATATTGTGGAGAATACATCCCAGAAAAACCTGTCTGCTGGTCTTGCTGCTGCATAGGAGCCATTTGCGGCATCTGCATCTGACCCATAGATTGTTGCTGTGGAAATGTATTAGAACCCATGATTTAACCTATGTTGGAGTTTGTAGAAATCGTAGAAACGAGGAGTAGGCTTGCCTTTAAAATCTCTGCGCCAACCAATTCTGGCAAAAGGGAAGGGAATCTTGCTGTACATAATGCTAAGGGCATTAGGCCCAACGCATAGCTCAATCCACCAAGCATCCGCATCTTGCGGTTCCACCCATTCCTCGTATCTTTCAACCAAGCACGGCCTTGCAAGAGCAAGCATTGTAGGCTCAGAATAACAGAAGCCTCGCTCCAAATATATGCCATGAAGCCGAGGAAAGTCTGGGCCGTATAGAGCGATTGCATCTTGGATGGCTCCCATTAGGTAGCAATAAGCCCGTGAGTACGAAGTTTGGCTAAAAGGCTATTAATAGTTGTTTGCAATGCCGCATAATCAGAGGCATACGTTCCAGAGAGAGATACATTAGCTTCGGCCAATGCTTGCGACCCTACTACTCTAGTGCCGCCAGATTGATATTCTGGGGCATTAATAGATGTAGCTGCCGTAAAGAATCCAGAAAATACCGCTTTAGTTGAAGGGAACACTGTGTCGCCATTGCCAGCCCCAGCGTTCTGATAGGCTGTAGACACCATGATGGTTTTGCCTGTTGTGTCTGTTTTATCTACCATTGTGAGGTAGTATTGGGCAGGAGATGCGCCTAATGTTGCCGCCGACACCGTAATGGCCGCTGAAGCATTAGTGATAGCTACGCCAGCCCCAGCCGTTAATGTAGCCTTGGTGAAGCCTGTGCCATTGCCAATGAATAGTTGGCCGTTTGTGCCTGTCTCTAGCTTGGCTGCTGTAATGCCAGCATCCTTGACGCTAATAGCACCAGAATTAAGGTAGGTAGTGATTGTGTCCACAGCACCAGAAGCAAAAATGGAGCTATTAACAGCGGCATTAAGATTGGTGGCTGTTACTTGGTCACCATTTACGAATGTATTACCTGTAGTTAGAACGGCCATAGGGGTAGTATATCAGATTAGAAGGTTGTGCGAGTGGCGTATGCAACATTAGTGTTGCCTGTGCCAGAGTAAGTTGTGGCTCCCAAGCTAGAATCTATCTGAACTGTCATGTTAGAGGAATATTCTATCTGTAAAGTGCTATTGTCTGAACCTGTGTTGGTAGCGGATATGCTGCCGCCATTAAGCTTAAAGATTTTGCCAACATTCCCAGTTACATCTGCACGATATTGAGCAACACCTACACCCTTAAATGCTAGGGCTGATAGGCAAATGCCTTTCTGTTCGGGGAGTGCCGCAACATAGGAATCTGTTCCGCTACCAATGACAATTCCGTTGCTACCAATACCATCAAAAGAAACGCTGGAAATAATAATGTTATCCCAGTTGTAGGGGCCAATTAGGATGCCGCGCCAACTTCCTTTTTTCACCCGCCCATTGGTAATAACAACATTATTTCCGCCCTTAGAATAGTATAAATCTGGCTGTGCTGTATATCCATAACCACCATCTTCAAAAGTTGCTGTGGTTGTAAGACTTCCACTATTAGTATTGGACATTGTAATTACAACGCGCATCCGATAGAGCGAGTCCGTAAACGTCATTGTTGTCCGATAGCCTACTCGTTGAAATAAATTGTAATTAGCTCCTGCCCAACTGCCTGTAATACTGCTCCATGTTAAATGAGCTTGTACTTGTCCACCAGCACCACCACCTAGAGGAGTAAGATTAAACAGTGGAGCAACGCTATAACTTCCTGCCGCAACCACTGTGCCTCCAGTGATAATGCCGCCAGCCACAGTGATGTTAGCTTGGGCTGCGCCTGTAACAGCATTGCAAAGGAATGTGCCGTTAGTGTAGCCGCTGCCAGCACTATTAACATTTACATATGTCATTCCACCAACAAAAGTTGGCTGAGTGAGATTTAGAAACCAACTTGCAGCCACAGACCCAGCATCAGAATACAGGGCAATGACATCATCGCCAGACTGTAACGACTCAAAATTATTGATTGTCAGTCCATTGATGTTTCCAACGTGAAAGCAATCGCCCCATGATGAACGATTGCCATAATCCAACACTTGCAGATTATAACTTCTAAGTGTATCGCCGCCAATGATAAGGCCAAAGTCGCCGCCAGATTCTAGGCCACAATTACGCATTACGTTGAATGAGCCGCGAAATGTGCATGGCATACCATCTCCCCGCAATGATGGGTCTAGTGTGCCGCCAGAATAACGGTTTTGGCATCTAAGTCCCACTATCTCAATATCGGTACAAGTGTCAGACCACAAAATGCCTTGGTTGTCTAAACCATTGCTATAAAACAACGCTCCTGTGCAATCTATCTGAGCATTGTTAATACCAGCAAGTTCAAAACCTTGTGAAAAGAAATAAGAACCAGCGGGGATGCGGTAGCTCCTACGATTGGCTAAGATGAAACGATAGTCAAAACCGCCGCCAGAACCAATAGCTGCCACTACTGTTGGGATGCCAAAGGCACAGGTGTAATAACCAGAAACATTAATTGCGGCATTAGAAAAGGTGAGTTCCCAGTTAGACCCATTCCAACTCTTGCCCGTTAGGGTAGTTCCTGCTGGGAATAAAGATGCCGCTGTAATGCTAATCCCTGTGGGCAAGAGAGCATTGATAGCAGCCGTATCGTTTAATATGCCGCGACCTCCTGCATTAAGCACAAATGCACTCCCTGTGTAATAAATCTGTGCTGGGATAATGCGATAGCCAGAACCAGCCGTCTGTATCTGTGTCATTACTACTTGGTTATTAGACACTTGAATGCGGCCAGTTGCGCCCGTCCCCGTGCCTCCGCTCACCGTAAACGCATACGTTCCGTTGGTGTATCCACCACCACCTTCTGTCAGGATAATAGTTTCTATAGGATAGCCAACCTTGTCTATGTCGCCGCAAAGCACTTCTGCAAGTCTTTGTTGATTAGCCGAATATCCAGCAGTAGTATAATAATTCCAGTTATCTGTTCCGTCTGCCAGCAAAAAATCAATCGTTGTAACACCATCATTAATTGAGGCATCATCCATCATCTGATTAAGACGCAATGATATAGCCTTGTTGCTAGACCAATTAGCCTTATCATCAGACCAAGTGAACCCTGTTCTAATGGCAGACATTAATCTTTGGAGTTGATGCCTTGGTCAGTGAGTTGAGCAGCTATTTTAACTGTGCGAATCTTTGGACGCCCAATACTTGGAGCCAAGACAAACTGACCGCCATACCCACGGATATTGCCAACTCTACCCCTAGCAGAGACATCTTCAGAGATTGGGAGTGTTGCGCCTAACATTGTTGCTAGGGAATCTAATGTAGTGGAACTATCGGGATTCTGTGTTAAAAAGTTAATTTGAACTTCTGAGACATTGCTATCAGAACTTTGTGCTTGCAACTCAAAGGAATTAAAACGCTTTCTATCCATTGTGCCGCCAGTGTATTGCCGTGTCTTTAATTCTGAGTTAACGGGAATACCTCTAGGGCTACCGCCAATCTGTAGATTAATATAATCTAGGTCGTCTTCTCGGCTGTCTAGGATATGGATGCCGCCATTCTGATTGATGGCATATAGTTTATTTAGGCCGCCAGCCCCAGCACGGATAAGGTTGCGGACATTCCAGCCAGTTTGCTCAATAGTGTCTAAGGATTCCCAGCCTTGGTTAAGGAAGTTATAAACTAAGATAGCGTTGTTTTCTGTTGATGTATCTAATGGAACGGCAATATAGTAGCGATTGTCGTGATAGATAGCCACTGAGTTAGCAATGTAGTCCGTATTAATCCGTTGTATAAGAGGATTGATTGCCTCGCTCATTGGCACAGATGCCCCACGAAGATTGTAAAGGTCTTTGAAGTCAATCGAATATACACCGTTGTCTGAAAGAAAAAAGATTTGGTCACCAACTTGCACCACCGTTTTACGAGCAATGCAACCTACCTCGCGGGTGACTTCCTGCACGGTGACTTCACTTAGGGCTTGGCTAACTCCACGGATAAGGTGGATAGTATTGCGGTTGAACACAATAATGTTGTCCTCTGCAAAAGGCTGAATGGCAACAACATAGTCTGCGCCACCAGAAGCAATACGAAATCCATCTTGAATTTGGTCGTAGGTGTTTTGGTCGAGAATGTCTGAAGCAATTACCTCATCCGTAACATTGCGAGATGTAATGGTAGGACTGCCACTTGTACCAGCCATTGTGTAATAATATGGCATCCAAAGCCGTCTTTGGTGATAGACAGCCCACGGAGGCGCAGGCATATGGGTGAAGCCAGCCCCAGCACTTTGCGGCGACCCCATTGCTACACTAGCTCCAGTTACGTCATTAGCTGTGGCAAAGAACTTAAATGTGTTGGCTGTCACCACCGTAATAAAGAACTCCGATAAGTTATTGAGGGTAGTTGTGCCTCTGTCAATAATACGGATAGTGTTGCCAACTGCCAGTCCATGAGCTGTTTCTGTAATTGTCACTACGCCATCAGCAATGGCACAATTACCAGCCGTGTTAAACGTGCTAGGTTGAGTGTAAGCTCCGTTTGAAACTAAGGTAAATGCTGGACTGCCAACTAACGTTCCTGTAAATTGCAAGGCTGTTAAGCCATCACGGAATAAGAAGATGTAGTTAAACGCTTGCAGCAGATTAACTTCTGAGCTAATTGTAATGCCAGCAGGATAGGCAATAGTTGTGCTACTTCCATCTGACACCTTAATGGCTTGCGCTCCATTATTCGTGGCAATGACAATGTATTCCGTATTATCTGTCGTAGGGTCTGAGAATAGACAAGAGCCATAGACAGCGTTTACAATGTCATCCTCTAGTTGCGGAGACCCCACTATTGCCGTGCCGCCAATGATTCCAGCAGCCCCTACAATCGTAATGCTGATTGATGTGCTAGTAACAACAGTGATGACGTTATTCTTATTTGGTGTTGGCGTAATGCCCGTAATGCCAGATACTTTAGCCAATGTAGCTGTGGTAAATGAATGGGCTGTTGCAAATCCAATAGTAATGACATTCCCAACCCTACTTACGCTATTGCCAGTTTTATTGGCATACAGATAAAACGGTAGGGTGAGAGCCGTAGAATTAGTAGTGACGGCTGTGCCAAAACTTTGAACACCCATGCGCGGCTGCCACGCCCCGTCAATATCCATGCGACCATTGGTAGACAGGGCCACTTCTCCTGCCTTCAGTTGGTCGGGACGCAAGCGTGCGTTCATACGGGCAAATCCCGTATCGCCTTCCTCAAGCATTGGATTGTCTAATGGGCCGTAATTGCTGAAACGAGGCATAGGCTTATATTACCTTAACAGTCCCATGCGCGGCGCGACCAATAATTTGCAGATAGTTTATTTCCTGTACCTTTAATGCCGCCAGACCTAGCGCAATAGCTTTTCTTATGAGCAGGAGAAGATTTCTTAATTGTCATATTAGCGTCTCCAAAACGCACAATACGTTCCTTCCCGTTTTGGCAGGCTTTAACGACAGACTTCTTGCCGCCTTGAATATCGCGTCTAGGGCTGTTGCATGGCAAATCCCGTGGATTCATATGCTATGCCTTCTTGCGCTTATAGTCTACGCCTTTAATAATACCCTTATTGCGGCTAGCATAGAACACTGCTTCTCCACGCTTCTTGCCATATTCTTGCATCATGGCAGACTTAATCTTGGAGCCTTTCTTAGTTAAAGGCATTTTAGCAAGCCTTACGAGAAGTTGAATAGCTCATACGGCCACCATTAGCCGTTCCAGCCTCCATAACACGCTTCTTAGCGGATTCGTTCTTTTCATGCTTCATCATCTGCTTCTTGGACTT